ACGTACTCCAAGTCTCTTGCGGCGGCGGCCGCTGACAAGTCCGCGGTCTACCCGCTCCGGTTCTCGTTCTGTGAGAATGCGCAGTCCGCGCTCCCCCTCGTGGCGCTTCAGTACCATGATGTTGAGATTCGTATCTCTTGGGCTGCTGTCGCCGCGGCACCAGATTATGAAGTGCACGCCCAGTTCGTCTACCTTGACACCGATGAGCGTACTGCGATTTCATCAGCGCCGCATAACATGCTCATCACGCAGACTCAAGAGTCTATCGCTTCCCTTACTACAATCCAAGAGCTCAACTTGAACCACCCCGTCAAGTTTCTCGCGGCCTATAATACTGATGGTGTTGGCACGGCCGGTCATAATCTCACGCTTCAGATCAACGGTACGGATGTCGGTGACGCGAAGAAGGTTAACCCCAACTACACGTCTACATCGCTTTACTACCACACACCGTTCAGTACCATGGACAGTGCTACCGCGACCCACTTCTTGTACCCTTTCTGCCTCGACACTTCAAAGCTCCAGCCCACCGGTACGCTCAACTTCAGTCGACTTGATTCGGCTCGTTTAGTGTGTGAAACTGGCGCTTCGTTCGACAGTAGCATGTACGCAGTGAACTACAATATCCTTCGTATCGAAAACGGTATGGGTGGTCTTATGTACTCCAATTAAATCCCACGTATTATTAAATGTGGGGACTCCTCTTTCTCCTAGTATTCGTGTTTATGATCACCTACGATCCTAAATCCGGAACACTCAATAAATATATACCCGTAGAAAACGCACCTTGCAGGGAAGGTCATTACCAGGAATTACAATTTGCTCAAAAAGGATACGATTGTCCCGAAGGTGAAAGAACGAAATTAGGTGCTATTATATCTACTTAAAAACAATGGAAGTAATTTAACCACAATGTTTGCCCTCGACCGTGAGACCGCTATTCTAGTTGGAGTGGTCGTGTGCATCGCAGCTTCCGTTTACATGTATCGCGAACTTAAAAATTCGAAACAGGATATCACAAAAATTACTACATTCTTGGATAAAGTTCAGGAAGAAGAGCAGGCGTATATGAAGAAGCAGCAGGAGCAGGTACAGGCGATGCGCGCACGAGCTGAAACTCAACAAAAACCCCAACCGACGACATCCCCTACCGCAGCTAAAACGCCCGAGAAGCGTGTTACTCGAGGCCAAAGCCCTGTGAATATTTCTTCGGAATAAACTTATCAGGGGATTGTAGAAGCTAATGAGCAATGAAGAAACATAAAGCTATAGCAATACCAGTTACGTTTGCGGGGGATACACCCCGATTTCTCACAGTCAGGGATAAACAATTTAAGGAGTGGATATTTGTAACGGGTGGGTGTCGACGAAGGGAAATATTCACACCATTACGAACAGCTTTGAGGGAGCTTGAGGAAGAAACGCGAGGGGTTGTTTCTTTGAAAGATGGCGAATATACCAGCTTTACCTTTAATATAAAGGAAAGTGCTACAGTTGATCTGGAATATACGGTATTCATTTTCTTTGTAGATTATTCAAAGGTCGATCAGTATAATCTCGTAAAAAAATTTAATGAAGAAAAATATAAAATGTATACAAAAAAAATACCGATGAAGCGTACATACGATGAAAATGATTTCATGAGTTTTGATACCTTACCCGAATTTAACTCTCGGCGACGATGGGAAAGAATTATACATCATGTTGTTGAGAATCCAGAGTTTTATGCTTGCGTGACTTCTCTCAATAGAAAAACATTCCATATAAAATAATGAAGTCGAAGAACTATATTCTTTTACAGATTAAACAAATACTCATTGATCATAAAGCCTACATGGATGAACGTGCTGATAAATATATAGAAGAAATAAGAAGTAAAACGGTATACGAATTGCTAACCCTTAAAAAGGAACTGTCTTTAGAGGATGAGGAATTGAGGGATGTATCATGTAGGGCTTCGATATGGCATGAAGAAGAGTATTAAAAAAATAAGACAACATACATATAAGTATGTTTAGAACATGGTGTCGAAAACAAGGTTTTTCAAATGGCTCCAATCTATCACATGTGCTCATGGACGGAGGTAAACTCTCAGTGCCATTTGATAGATTGAACGAATTTTACGATGCATACATTAAGGCTGTAAAGTCGGGGGAAAAGGTGTGCGTCGTTGAACAAAAAACGGATACGTATAACTTTTTCGTCGATTTAGATTATAAAGATGACGAAGATATACCGTTCGAACGGTTAGAAGAATACGTACAAACGATATGTGACCGCGTGACCCATTTTGGGGGGGAAGATGTTCTCATTTCTGTTGCAGAACCAAAACCACACGGTAACACGATCAAATATGGAATTCACATGAATTGGCCGGGTTTTGTTGTTGATCACGGTTCCGCGATGGCGTTACATTCACACGTCGTCTCATCACTTTCACTACTTTTTCCCGGAAAACCATGGAATGATATTGTCGACACTGCGGTATACGGCGGTGGAAAACGAAACGTAAAGGGGAGTGGATTTAGAATGCCATGGGCACATAAATATGTAAAGGGTGAATATCAAGGAGAATATAGACCGGTACTCAACTATACACACAAAAATGGGAAACTCTCTCGTATTTTTGATAGAGAACCGAGTGTAGAAATTATGCACATGGCAACCCTCCGAACTGAGCGAACCGACGTCGCGGTCGTTGAAGGTTCTACACGTGATGAAGGTTCGTTTACACTAAAAGAAACTAAAAACGTTTTCCAGAATGAAGCGACAACTCGAGACATTGAACTTTTTATTCAAAAAAATATGGATGGTCAGGGGTCTGCGATAGTTACAAAAATATTTAGCGATAAGAATTCATATCTCGTATCAACAACATCTAAATATTGTGAAAATCTTCAACGGGATCACGGTTCAAATCACGTATGGTTTCGTATAGAAGGGCGTGTAATTTCACAAAGATGTTTCTGTACGTGTGAAACGATGAAAGGGAGGCGATATGGGTTGTGTAAAGATTTTTATGGTAGAAAGCACACGTTATCGGATAAGATATTTGAAAATCTATACCCGTCCGGGTACACACCACCTATCTTTTCAACTCCCCAAAATACATGCATGCCGTGTCCGCCAGAGAAGAAGGAGACACCCGACGAGTGTAATGCAAATTTACAAATTTACATAAACAAACACATGATACGCGATGGTAACATATGTGTGAAGAGTGTTACAAAAAAGAGTAAAAATATTCAATGGGTCAATACCGATTTAGCATGTACTACATGCAGTAAATCCAACATACAATTCAAAATTTCAAGGGGGAAAATTATACAGTCCTGTGCGTGTACGTCACGCGAGCATAAATTGTCAGATAAAATAATTGGACTATTATAGATGCTCGTCTTCTTATTAATAGGCGCGTTTGCGTATATAATATCAAAAATAACCAAGTATGATACGTCTTTGGATGCTATAGATGGTGTTATTAAGGAAACACACATGTATTCGGGTGTAGATGAACAAACGTATCGAACTTTTTTAGCATTAATCCAAATAGCGAAAGAATACAGGGGACAAGTTAAATTTTCACAAATATATCTCGAAAAGGCTCTAAAGACTCTTAATGATATACCGCTTTATATGTCACCCATGGACGCCGACGTGATGAATGAACTTGCGGGTATAGCATACCGTTTAGGGTTCGAGTTTGAACAAGTCCTTATGAAAGAGGCACTCAATCAAAAGATCGATTTTACACCTAAATACATTTAAAAGAAAAGAGCACGTTTAAATTATAATGACCAGTCAACCTGTCGTTCGACGTTCGTCTAGGATTACAAAAGCACCCGAACGCATGAAACCGACTGAACATGTATGTATGGACGATTTTGATGAGGATGAACATGACACTGATTCTGATGTATCAGATGAAGATTTGTGTGAATCTGAGACAGATGAAGAGTGTGACGAGAGTGATGAAGATGATGAAGGAAATTTGAAAGGATTCATCGTCGACGACGATGACGATGATACTACCGATGAGGATTGTGAAGCTTAAAAAGATACTTTTAATATTACATAGATGGAAACTGAAATAGGAAACCCTATAGAATATAATCCACAAGTTATGAATAAAGAACCTGACGACAGCGAACCTTTAATTAATCATATACCACAACAACAACAAACCGACGAACAATATTATTATCAACAACCTCAAATGCAGTACATGCCACAACCACATCAGGTACCAGGTATGAATAAACCATCCGATTTTTTAGCTTCTCTAGATAAATCAGCTTATATCGTTATTTTTGCTGCGTTTATACTAGGCTTCTTTATGGGCAAAACTATGCAACCAGTTATCCTTCGCCATGGGTGAAAACGGTGCGTAATCATTTACAGGTTTTGTAGGATCAACGAGTACTCTACTGGTAATTACTGGGCGGATAACCCCTTCATTAATTATTTCAGACGCAACTTTCTCTTCGTCGTATGTATCACTTATATTTGTAATGGGTAAATTATGAGACGCTTTTTTATACACGGATATATATCCGACATTCATCGTATTATTAAAAGGGGATATTTTAATAATATGAATTGTGAATATATTTATTTTTAAAAATATACTACTATGATTATTTATTTTTTTATTTTTTTATTTTACTTTGAAATATTTTTTATTTTTTATTTGTACCACGTCGTTATAGTTAAACATTTTTTGTTTCTTCTTCCTCTTCCTCCTCGGTGATAGTAGATGGAGACATTGCTTTCATGGCAAGTTCCCGTGCTTTACGTCTCTCTTCAACTTCAACTGTAACAATCATATCAGCTTCCTTTACCAAGTCCTCCATAGATGCATCGGGTTTTTCACGCTTTAGACGCTCAATAATTTCACCTGGGTGGCTGAGAGGTGCTTCATCAGTCTTGTTGTAATACTGAGAATTCACATCACCCGGTTTATGAAAGTTGTCCTCACCCTTAGCATTCTTAACCGCCATCATATCACTTTTACGTTCGTTGAACATCTGAGCAGCCATGGCTTGGTTCTCCTTGTATCCAGTCATGAGTTCTTCCAATTTGGAATTCGTGTAATGCGCATCTTCGATCTTTGAAGGATCGGGGGGGATAAGAAGCCACTTATACATGTCCACGACATAAATGTCAAACGTCGAATCTTCCTTTTGAAGACGCTTAGCGTGGTTGGCAGCTTCATCGCGCGTATTAAACGCACCCCTGATTTTAACGCCAAACTTATCATTCTTTTGGGGAGCTTCCGGTCCAACAACCGACATACAAGCGAACAGCTGTCCGGGCACGGTAGTATAATCCTGTTCCAAAGACATTGTATATTATATACTATTCAAAACTTTAAGTATACGACTTAAGTTGTTGTGATATTTAAAGTTTGTATACCAGTGTAATTATGGAAGAATTACGTCGTTTACATAATGATGAGAAGAGAGCACTTATAGAGAGTGTCTGTAGGAAAGGTGACAGTATTCTCGATGTAGGATGTGGGTTCGGCGGTGATCTTCAGAAATGGAGGAAGATGGATGTCAATATCAACATGTGCGAGCCAAGTATAGATGCGTTAGCTGAAGCTCAGGTGCGAGCGAAAAATATGAAAATGCGCGTGAATTTCTACCACGGGGATATTCATGCATGTCCAAATAGAAAATACGATGTCATATGCTACAACTTTGCACTTCACTATATTTTCCAAACACGGGATCTTTTTATATCCACCATGCGAGAAATAAAGAAACGTATGAAACCTGGTGGTGTGTTTATAGGTATAATTCCAGACTCTGAACAAATTATATTCAAAACACCTCTACACGATTCGTGTGGGAATTTTTTTAAAATGAAGGGTACCAGTAACGGTGATTTTGGTGAAAAATTATTCGTACACTTGACAGACACACCATACTACGCAGATGGACCAAAAGCCGAACCTATCGCACATAAGGATATATTTATTACACACATGGAGAATAACGGGTTTCATATGAATACATGGAAAAACCTCAGGGGTAATCCAATATCCGAACTATACAGTAAATTTATATTTACATATAGATATGATAGCACTGGTCGTATTATTACTACTTAGTGTGTATATACTAATAAACAAACGGGATGACCCTGTACTCATGGAAGTGAAAGAAAAATACAAAATATTCAGGGAACACATGAAAATGAACGGCGAAGAGAAATATAGTATGTTACACAAGGAAATACCATTAGTCGCGCACAGAGGATCGTTATTGTCGGGGGTTGGATATAATTCAAATAAAGGTGGTGAAATCGGTATATGTATAGATGGTACTGCTAATCAGGTATTCCACGTACTTTTACACGAACTCGCGCATTGTACTGTGACAGAGTATTCGCATAGTACAGATTTTTGGGACAATTATACCGAACTGAAAAATCAGGCGATACGTTTAGGTATCTACGAAAACATAGACGAAGTCACACCCTTTTGTGGTAAAAAGATCGTCGATAAATAATGTTACATAAATATATATGACTGAATTTAATCTCAGACAACCGACCGCGTCCAGGGTACTCATATCCTTACTCATGTGGCTCGCGATCATGGCGAGTGCTTTCACCACGCGTATTAAAATGCCGTATTACGTAAACATGTTGAATTTAACTGTCGCGATACCGGCGCTTATATGGTATCTGGGAAATACGAGCTTGATTGTCAGTTTAAATACGATGAGTGTGGTTATAACTTTGGTGGTAGCTACTGGATTTCTTCTTACATTAACTGAAGCCATTAAATGGTCAAAGTTGAAGCAGGGATATGAGAAATATGGCGAAGACATGAAAACAGCATGGTTGCCCATGGTCATGACAATGGTCGCGTTAATTTTAGGGTTAGGATCTGCATACCTATTGACGGGCGGTCGCGTACTCGATATGTATTAAAAATACTTACGGGCAACGTAGAACACGATAGCAGCTACAGCACCTGTAGAGGCCAAACCGACAATACTTCTATTTCCCTGGGCGTTTAGGAATTTAGGCACGGAACCGGCGAGCTTCTCTTGGATAGGCTTGCTGATGGCGACACCTGTCGCTAATACAACGATGAGTGCCTCGAGTTGCTCGTCTGTGAGATCGAACGGGTTCTTCTTTTTCTTGTCGGCTTTACCACCGTCATTGGAATTGACCACTTGACCATTTTGCGAAGGCATCATGACCTGCTGCTGTGCCATTTGGACGGCGCGAGGGTCAGCGCCCATCAAGGGGGGTTCGAAGGATTGCTCTTGGGCGTTCATCATGACATCGGAAATCGGAGTGGAATCCATGTTATCTTTATATTCACTCACATTTTTTTCAGGGTTTTCTGGCACGAATGCATTAGAACGTGCTTTTGAATCTATCGGCACCATTCCATCACTGTCTTCTGATAAGTTCATAGTGTATAGACTATTTTCCATTTGTTTATATGTTATTTTTTTTAGAACTGTAATTTTCGCATCTTTTACATATACATACTAAATATATCTAAAAGATGTTCTAAACGGGGCTCGAACCCATGACCTTGGCGTTATAAGCACCACGCTCTAACCAACTGAGCTACAAGAACGGTGCGGCCTGACTGTTGACCAGTCATTGAATATAACAGTGGGTTTCCCCACGTTCAATATACGATATAAATCTTTAAGTGTATAAAGACTATCCTCATTAGATGTACATATGATACAGGAGTACGTAAAAGAAATATACGACATATTGGG